GTAACGCTTCGAACCAAGATAAGCAGCCATTTCTTTGTATTTGGCAAGCTTTTCCTTGGCAACACCGAGTGTTTCCTTGACAACGTCACCGTCAAACTCACGACGATGGCTGACCTTGACGATCTTGCTCGACTGACTGTTCAGCGAGAGAGTCAGAGTGTTGTTGCAAACAACGCGAACTGGAGTGAAGCGAACATCGATCGACCAACCATACTTATGCGGATTGGTGAAGAGCAGATAGGAATCGACCTGATCGCCCTTGAACAATTCGAAGGAATCCTTCACCTTTGCCAAGGCCCAAACAAGCTGACCGTCGCGAAGCGAACCAGCGGTGTGCATTTCCATCTCACCAGCTGCAACGAAATCATTGAAGAATTCGAAGGCTGATTCGTTCTGATTAGGAACCCAATCGTTAGTGATTACGTCGAGGATCTTGTTGTCGACGTCACGAACCAGAGCGGAGTGACCGATGTCGACTTGCTTGCCACCGATTTCGGCGAAAGCAGGAACTGGATTGACCTTCCAGTCGAGGTTTGCTGCCTTCAGCATCTGATTCGGAGTAAGGTCGTTCGAGACCTTCGTGCCGAGGTGATGCCATGGTGTTTCGCCTGCATAAGCCATCGAAGCCTTGCCGTCGAGAAATTCAATCATATGAGCCATAATATAGTTTCCTTTTTCAATTTGGTATAACCATTCTACCATAGAATGGCCTATTTGTACATGTTTAATTTACGCTGGAGTAATGATCCAAAAACCTGCGAACAGGATTGGAGCCATAATGAGAAAAGCGAGGCTAGCGAGCATCTCGTTGCGAAACTCTGCAGGAGTCATAGTAGCCTTCATATCGCTGATAACTTGAATAATCTTGTTCATGTTTGCTTCCTTCTTCATTATAGGTCCACCTTACCAAAGTTTTGATAAAATGTACATGTTTATTTTTCGATAAAATCACAAACTAGCTGAAAAAAATCATCGGGCTTTTCATCCTCGAGGACCATCAGATAGTCACGAACATCTTCTGTGATGCCATGCTTGGAGAAGTATTCGGCGATTGCTCGCTGAACGGTGTCGCGACCGAAGTAACCGATAACAGGACTAGTCATACAACCTCCATCTGATCGACCATAATCTCAATGATGCGTTCGAAGTCATCATCTGGATGCAAACGATAGTCTGCAGAGATATCGTAGTACATCTCAGTGCAGGTGTTCATGGTTTCAACACCATGAGTTCCACCGAGGGCTTCATAGATGAAATCGAAAGGATCATCTTGAGCGAGAATGTATTCAAATAAGCGAGTCATAATATTTTTTCCTTCTTGATTATAGGTCCACCTTACATTGTTTTCGAAATATTGTACATGTTTATTGTCAAAAAAAATGCGACCGAAGCCGCATTTTCTTATCCGTACATTTGATGGTAAGATCGAACCAGATCGGTCGCTTTCTCAAGGTAGTTTTGAGGTCGTTCCCTAAACACCTGTGCCTCGAGAGAATCATCGACACCGATGATGATCACGATGTCCTTCACTAAGATGCCTGTCATCTCCCATAGCATGTATGCATAGAGACTGGTCTGTAGAAAGTATCCTTCGATCCATTCCTTACGTTTGAGTTTCGCAGACGTCTTGTAATCGATGATCGACAGACGACCGTCGTAGTCTGCTATGAGGTCGCATGAACCTGCTAGCTTGAGATGATCAGAGAACAGAGTGCATTCTGTGGCTCTGATCATGTCGACCTTGTCGTCAAGGATCATCTTGATCTGGCGGAACATCATCATGTTATGAGGCATCGACGTATCGATGTCATGACCTAACACGTAGTTCTCACACATCGTATGGATGTTCGTTCCGCGAGTGGCAGCCCGAGATGAAACTCGAGCTGCTTCGTCCTCGCCGACTCTTTTCTTCCAAGCTTCAAGAGCAGATTTATCAGTCATCTTACCGAGGACGGCGGTGACAGACGGATATCTCTTCCCTTCTGGCGTCTCATAGAGACGTGTTGGACCATCTATCCTTTGCAGCTCCGCAAAGTCTAGCAAATCGTATTCGAAACCTTTACGGTTGAAGTCCGAGTTTTTGACGAGCAATTATATATTCCTTCACTAATTTCGATCGAACGATATCCTGTTCGAGAAAGTCAACATGTACAAAATCATTCAACTTACCGATGACTCGCATGAAGTCTTTCAGTCCGCTGCGTTCTTGGTCCTTCGTAAGATCTGACTGACGAAAGTCGCCGCAGAACAATACTCTACAACCCTTGCCAATACGAGTGATCACCGAGTCCAGTTCGTGGAACGTCATGTTATTGACTTCGTCCACGATAACAAAACAGTTGTTCATGGTAATACCACGAACGAACGACGTTGAGATAAACTCGACTGCGTTCTTCTGCTTGAGGATCTCGTATGCATCGGACCGATCAAACAGTTCGGTGCAGATGGCATAGTAAGGTGCCTCATAGACCTTCATCTTTTCCTTCTGGTTTCCAGGAAGAAAACCCATATCTCGTGTTGGTACTACCGATCTTACAATATAAATCTTATTTTGTACACCGGTATTTTCCATCATCGATTCGATGGCCTTATACAGAGCAATAAACGTTTTACCTGTACCAGCCATGCCGTGCAACATCAAATGTTTTCCATCATCAAAAGCATCAAACGCAATGCGCTGGTTTTCTGTGAGTGGATTTATATTTTTTAAATTGAAATTTTGAGTTTTAAATGTCAGCCCTTCTTGTGTGTCACCATTTTGTCTGGCGATTCTTTTTTCTCTCTTAGTTAAACGAGGTTGGCTATGTTGCACTAGTTGTCCTTATTTTTTATTGCGAGCCTTATTCACTGCCTCTCTGATCTTTGTACTTTTAATATCTTTGTCACCGTGCTGTTGACCGAGTGGGGAGTGTGGGTTAGCATTACCGATTCTATTGAGTAGATCGTTAAAGCCAGAGTCATTCTTATGAGTCACTCCTGCTATTCCTGATATCACATGAGGTGCACCTATAATCTCTTCGATGTCTGGATTGGCCTCGAGAAAATCGATTTTCTGTTGATAGTTAAAGAATTCCTCGAAAACTTCTCCGGTTTCTTTGAGTCTAAATTCGTATATAGGCATTAATAATCTTCATCTTCTATCAGATCTAAAAGGGTGCTTTTTGCTTTAGAACGAAGAGCAGATCGAAGCCGCTTCTCACTCAAATGCTGACGATGATCGTGTGATGTATTTTTCGAGTCGTCATATTCTTCATTGTATTTTCTAAAACGCTTAACCGTGTTGCTCATTTGGAATTAACCCTGGAAAAGCTTCGTTAATTGTTGCGATGTTGAGTCCTTCGACTTTCTTATCCTTGACTGCAATCAAAAGATTTGCATCCTTCGGATGAAGAGATTCGAGAAGACCGATGAAAAGCATTTCGCGCTGAACTTGTTTAATGTCAGGACGATTGCCGCTGAGGTAAAGAGGAAGTGTACGTGCCTCTTGATAGAGTCTTCCTTCGCTGTCGAGCACTTCGCTCGGCTTATAAGGAGGAGCTCCTTCTGGTAGCCACCATCCTACGTTAGGATGGAATGCCAATTCAAGGATATACCGAAGTGTTTCATTATCATACTGACGAAGGAGAGAAACCTTTGTCTGTACATCCTTGGCTTCCTTGACAAGATCAAGGATCTCTGAGATCGCTAATGTTCTTTGCATATTAAAACTCGTTAATGCTTTCTAATAGGAGTTTGAGACGACGTTCGATAAAGTAGTTGAAGAGTTTATCTCTTCCTTTACCAGCTTGCTGCTCGTACTGTACGAGCACTTCCTTCTTAATATCAGGAGGAATGAAGTTGAGATCAACGAGTTGCTGATTACGAAGATAACCGCGCAGCATCTTCTCGTCACAGAATTCCTTTGGATCTGAGTTGAGCCATTGATCTAATTTTTTCTGACTAATAGGTTTCTGTCTGGCACCGACAACGAACGTGTCATCTGCTGACAAGAAGTTAGGAACACCGTCGCCAGCATCTCCGCGAATGATATGTTCTTTCATGAACTTATCGACATCGTTTGTCTTGCGCCACTTCTTCTGTACAGGATCAAACTGCTGTACGTTCATGTAAGCTTGCAGCTGCACAAAGTCTTTGTCACCAGAAAGAATCAAGATCTTCTCGTTGGTATTGCCATAGGTTTGTGCAAGAGTGCCGATGATATCATCAGCTTCGGCTCCGTCGACGCGAAGTACTCGATAAGGAAAGTAATCTTTGAGTTCATCGCGAACTTTATTCAGAGACTCGAATACAGAAGTCCAGTTGATCTCAGACTTTTCGCGATTCTTGCGGCGATTAGCCTTGTAGTAAGGAAAGATTTGTCGGCGCCAGTTATTACCAGCATCGCATGCAATAATCATTTCGCCGAACTCATTCTTAAACTTGACATTATAAGCTCTCACTGAATTGAGAACCATGTGGCGTAAAAGATCTTCTTCGATATCTGCATTCGTGTGGTTTCCAAGTTGTATCATTAGATTGGAAATCATAACCTGTGAAAGGTCCATAATAATCATTTCAATTTCTCACTCTTCATCTGGTAT